GGAATACCAGCGTCCATCGGCCACTTCGGCCAGCGCCGCGGGCGGCGGATTGATGACTGTTATGCCCGTCGCCCCTTGGCGGTGACGCGGGTCCCTACCGGACAGGTCACCCATGAGGGGACTGTAGCCGCAGAAGATCGCCGCCGGGTACGAATTTCTACGCTTTGCCTCCGCCGCATTCGAAATCTCCGATGGTGGCGCAATTCGGAAGGGGCGAGCCCCTGTCAAAGCCAGACGACGCCACAACACCAACCTCTTCATCCTTATCACGGAGGTAATCCATGCCACGTGCGCAAGGCGCGCGAGCTCTGCTCGCGGCGGCGTTCGAGACGATCTATGGCACGCCGCCAGCCAGCGGTTATTTCAGGATGCCGTTCGCCAGCGCCAATCTGGGTTCCGAGCAGCCGCTGCTGGCATCAGAACTCCTGGGCTATGGCCGCGATCCATTGCCGCCGGTGCTCGATGTCATCACCGCGGACGGCGAGATCGTGGTGCCGATCGACACCCAAGCCTTCGGCCTGTGGCTGAAAGGTGCATTCGGGGCGCCGATCACCACCGGCACCGGCCCTTACACCCACGAATTCCGCTCAGGCTCGTGGTCGCTGCCCTCACTGGCCATCGAGATTGGTATGCCTGAGGTGCCGCATTTCGGGATGAATGCCGGCTGCGTGGTCAACACCCTGTCCTGGCAGATGCAGCGCTCGGGGCTGCTCACCGCGACGGTGGGGCTCATCGCGCAAGGCGAGAGCGTTGCCGCAGTAACCGCGGCGGGCACACCCACCGACTTTGCCCTCACCCGGTTCGGCCAGTTCCATGGTGCGGTGAAGCGCAATGGTGCGGCACTCGGCAATATCGTCTCGGCGCAAATTGCCTATTCCAACACCCTCGACCGCATCGAGACGCTCCGCGCCGATGGCAAGATTGACGGCGCCGATCCCTCGATTGCGTCCCTGACCGGCAGCATCGAGGTGCGCTTTGCCGATCAGACCCTGCTCAACCAGGCGGTGGCGGGGAGTGCAGCCGAGCTGGAGTTCTCCTTCGTCCGGTCGGCGGGGGAGAGTTTCACCTTTACCGCGCACGAGGTCTTTTTGCCGAAGCCCAAGCTGGCGGTGCAAGGGCCGCAAGGGGTGCAGGCCAGTTTCCAGTGGCAGGCGGCGCGCGATCCGTCGCTCTCCCGCATGTGCACCGCCGTCCTCATCAACGATGTCGCGAGCTACTGACATGATCCGCCTCAATCTCTCATCCGAAGCGCAATGGCTCGATCTTGGCCATGGGGTACGGGTCCGGGCTTTGCCGCTCACCTCCGCCATCCTGTTGAGCCTGAGAGGCGATCCGGCATTGGAGGGCGCGGACACCCGCTCCGGCCCCGAACAGGCGCTGCTCTTCGCCAAAGCGGTGGCGGCCCGCGTCATCGTGGCCTGGGAAGGGGTTGGCGATCAGGAGGGCAGGGATCTTCCCGTCACACCCGAAGCAGCGTCCGCACTGCTCGATCTGTTCCCGCTCTATCGCGCCTTCGAGGCCCAGTACATCGCCCCGTGGCTGACACTGGACGCGGAAAAAAACGTCTCCGCGCCCTCGCCGAATGGCACTTCGGCGGGGGCGCCTCCTACTGCTCTGCATGTCGGCGAAGCTGTCCCGACTGTCCCGCCCGCCTGAATGCGCCGGAATCGCTCGAAGGCTGGCAGGTCTGGGATCTGGTGCAGCGCCTGGGCGGACAGCTCCGTCTTGCACCCTCGGGCACCATCATCGGCTGGGACATGTCCGCAGCACTGAGCCTCGCGGCAGCCCTTGGCGTCGATCCCCCGATTGCCGCCGAACTGTTGCCGGTCATCGAAGCGGCCGCCATGCGCGGCCTCAATCAAACCCTGGTGAGCGCTGTGGAGAACGACCATGGCTGAGCGCAAGGTATCGGTGCGCCTGGCCGTCGTCGACGGCGGCCGGTTCAAGGCCGAGATGGCCGGACTGGGTGCCACCGGCAGCGCGGCGCTGACCAATTTGGGGGCGACCGCCGAAGGTGCGGGCAAGGGTGTTCACCTCACCACCCAGCAACTCGCCAGCCTGCAATTCCAGCTGCAGGACGTGATGGTCGGCCTGTCATCGGGCCAGAACCCGTTTACCGTCATGCTGCAGCAGGGTTCGCAGATCGTCCAGATGTTCAAGGGCGGGACTGGTATTCTCGGCGCCATCAAGGCGGTCGGCACCGGCCTCATCTCGTTTCTGACCAATCCGCTGAACCTGGCGCTGCTCGGCTTCGCCGCCGCCACCGCTGCGGCGGATGCGCTATTTTCGTCTGTCGCCGGCCCGGGAGAAGAGGCCAACAAGACCCTCGAAGATCAGCAAGCGGTGATCGGCAAGATTGCCGAGAAATATGGTGCGGCCCTTCCCCAGGTGAAGGCCTACGCCGACGCAATCGCCCGCGCCACGGAGCTCGCCGATCTGGCGGAGGGGCAGGGGGCCGCGCTGACCCGCGCCTGGTCGAACGCCACGACCATCTTCGATGCATCGCAGAACCAGATCCTGCAGATTTTCGCCGACCTGCAGATGCTCGGCGACATCGATACGCTGGCCCGGCTGCAGCATCAGGTGTGGGGGCTGGACGAGGCACTGCAACACCAGACGGCGACTGCTGAACAGGCCAAGCGCATCCAGGGCGCACTGCTGCAGTTGTTCCAGACCACCGGCATCCCGGCAACCGAGGCCCTGGCCCGCCGCTTCGGTTCGCTCGCTGCCGCCATTGCCGGGGCAACCGCCGAGGCCGGAGCGATTGCCCGGGAATTCGGTCAGAATATTCCGGCCTCCGGCGTGCTGGCGGCACTCGACACGGAACTGGCCAATCTCGGCAAGAGTGCCGAAGCCTTGCGCATCGAAAAGGAACTGCGCCATGCCAATGTCGCGGCGGCCTCCGCCGAAGGCCAGGCGATCGCTGCCAAGGTTCGCCAGATCTTTGCCGAGCAGACGGCGCAAAAGGACGCCGCCGCGGCCGAGCGCGACGCGGCATCGGTCGCGCGGCAGGCCCGCCAGCAGGCCGCCCGCGAGGCCGCGCGCCAGCAACAATCCGTGCAAGAGCTGATCGCCAGCCTCAAGGAAGAGATCGCGATCGCCCAGACCTTCGATCCGGTGCACCAGGAATTGATCCGGCGCCGGGACCAACTGGCCGGCGCCACCGCCGCCGAGCGCGCCGAAATCGAAGCCCTCATCCGCCAGAAAATCACCTTGCACAACATCGAGACCATTGAGCGACCGGACCCCGGCCAGTTCGGCCCGGCGATCGATTACCTGCACGACTTCGTGAAGCAGGCGGGAACCGCGGGCGACCTCATCAAGGAGACGCTGAGCGGCGCCTTTGCTGCGGTGGGTGAAGCGGTGTCGCAGTTCGTCGAGACCGGCAAGGTCAAGTTCACGTCGCTGGTCACCGCGATCCTGGCCGATGTGGCAAGGCTGTCGCTGCAGCAGGCGCTGGCTCCCATCGCCACGCTGCTCGCCGGGGCCTTCGGTAGCATCGCGCCGTCCCAGGCGGGAGGCGGGCTCGGGGGCCTTCTCGCGAGCGTCTTTCATGACGGCGGCCTGGCGGGTGGGGCTTCGCCGCTCCGCCAGGTTCCGGTCTTCGCCTTCGCGGACGCGCCGCGCTTGCATGGCGGCGGCCTGTTCGCGCCCGATGAAATCCCCGCCATCCTGCAGCGCGGCGAGCGGGTGCTGAGCCGCCGCGAGACGCAAAACTACGACCGCAACCGGGGGACGCCGGCCGTGCAGATCATCGACCAGCGGGTCAATGCACCACCACTCCGTCAGGAACAGGGCTTGGACGGTTCGCTCCGCGTCATCGTCCGCGATGAGCTGCGCCGCTCCATTGCCCTGGGCGAGCAGGATGGCGCCATGGCCTCACGCTTCGCGGTCGCTCCCCGCAAGACGGTGCGCTGATGCCGGCGTTTCCCGCATCCTTGCCGAAGCCGTGGCGGGGCAGCGTCACCATCAGCGAGATCGACACCCGCCTGGCGTTCCGGCCCGATGGGGCGCAGCCGCTGTTCCGGCGGCGGGTCACCTCGCGGCTGTTCGATTACGTGGGGCGGCTCCGCCTCACCGACAGTGAGCGCGCCACCCTTGACACCTTCTATGCCGCCGACTGCCTGGGCGGTGTGCTGGAATTCACCATGATGGACTGGGACGTCAATCACACGACCTCGACCTTCCTGTTTGTCGATCCACCCCGCTATACCCATGATGCATGGATCTACTGGCACGCCGATCTGCATCTGCTGAAGCTCGCCTGACATGCCGGCACTCCCGTCCTGGGCCGCGGCCTGGCTCACCGCGAGGCTCTCTGGCGATGCCATGCTGGCGCTCGTCACCATCAGCCATCGGCAATGGGGAGCCCCGGTTAGGCTGGTGCGCAACACCGCCGATCTCGTGAGCCGCGGCCATCTCTACCAGAAGGCCTATTTCGACCTCGATGTGGTGGCCGACAGCGCCGACGGGCGGGGGCCCGCCGCACGGATTTCGGTGCCCAATGTCAGCCGCGACATCGGCCTGGCGCTGCTCGATCTGATTTCGCCGCCGGAGGTGGCGATCGAGCTGGTCTCGAGCGCCCATCCCGACGAGCCGGTCTACCGGGCGGCCCGGCTGGAACTGCGGAGCGTCACCATCACGGCGGTCGAGGTGACGGGCGAACTGGCGAGCCGCGATTATGCCCAGGAGCCCTTGGGCCGCATCATGATGACGCCGGCCCGGGCTCCCGGCCTGTTCAAGCGCCGCCACTGATCATGCACTGGGCGGATACCTATGTCGGCCTGCCGTTCCGGGCGGGCGGCCGCGACCGCAGCGGGCTCGATTGCTGGGGCCTGGTGCGCCTCGTCTGGGCCGAGCGGCTTGGCCTCGTCCTGCCGCGCTTCGATGGGGGCGACGATCCGGCACTGACCATCGACCAGATGACGCGCCGCATGACTGCC